ACCAGAGTGATGACCCCAGAACAACGAGCACAGGCGATGAAACACCCTGGCTCTGTGGATAATACACATAGAGAGCTTTATGATGACGCACTGAGAAGTATACAGGAACAGAAGCATCCGTATAGGTATGGGGCACCGGTTAGCCGAGACTTCCCAGAACGACGATCCGCGGACTCGATAAGGAATCGGGAGCACCAACGTGCACAACCGATGTCACTCCAAAGTATCGACGATCAGATCATTCGCACAAGACTGGATTTGACGTTGGATAATCTCGACGCCAGTGATGTGCAGATGTTAACTGACGATTTGAAATTTCTACAAATGCGTAAAGCTGAGATGATGAAAGCGCAGGATGGGTACAACGCTCGACAAGTGCCGGATCAGAAGTCTATAGATCAAACATATGACGACGGCACCAGCCTAGACGGCAAAGGTGTGAGTGGTACATTTCCTGGCGAAGAAGGGCCGCCAGGTTCATGGGACGATATAAACATAGATAATTACGATCCAGATAATTACGGACGTTAAATGAGTACCAACGCGGTACATGCTAATCGCGTAAACATACAGAAGGAGCTGGCAGAACGTACGATCTGCAGGAAGCGACTTCTACCATTTGTTAAACGCAACATCCCCAAGTACCAAGCGGGATGGATTCACAAAGAAATTTGTGAGAAGCTCGAACAGTTCGAGCGGGATATCATCGCAAAAAAATCGCCGCGACTGATGTTGTTCATGCCGCCACGGCATGGCAAATCCGAACTCGCAAGTATTCAATTCCCCGCATGGTTCATGGGTCGAAACCCTGATCGCGAGATTATCGCATCATCCTACGCATCAACACTTGCGCTGTCATTCTCAAAGAAAGTACGAGCGCTGATCCAAGAGCAATCGTTCGAGCACGTCTTTCCTGATTGTCAGTTGGACAAGGATAGTAAGTCTGCTGAGAACTGGAACACCACGAAGAACGGGTCATATCTGTCGGCAGGTGCCGGTGGTGGTATCACAGGTCGTGGTGCGGATTGCCTGATCATCGACGATCCGGTCAAGAACCGAGAGGAGGCTGACAGCTCAACCCAGCGCGAAGTAATTGGCAACTGGTATTCTTCTACCGCCCGTACCCGTCTTGAACCAGGCGGCGGTGTGCTTCTAATATTAACTCGTTGGCACAACGACGACCTCGCCGGCAGACTGTTATACGACATGCAGCACGGGGGCGAGCAGTGGGAAGTAATCGTCTATCCAGCGTCAGCAGTTCATGACGAGAAATATCGGAAGATCGGGGAAGCCCTGCATCCAGCACGTTATGATGAAGAAGCGCTGGCGTTAATCAAATCATCATTGACCGCGAGAGACTGGAGTGCGTTGTATCAACAAAGTCCCAGTATCGAGTCGGGAAGTATTTTACGGCGAGACCACTGGAACCGATGGGACAGTGATACAATGCCGGAGATATCTTACATAATACAAAGCATGGATACCGCGTATAGTGCCAAGGAGCAGGCGGACTTTAGCGTAATATCCACATGGGGCCTGTTCTACCCCGATGGGTATTTCGATATCCAATTGTTATCGAGCATCTACGACGAGGACGACGGACACCGTTTCGACGGCAAAGTGGGTCACTTGATCTTAATGGATGTAATGAAAAAACGATTAAGTTTTCCGGACCTCAAGAAGGAGGCATATCGCCTGCATGACTACTGGCAACCGGACAGCACCATCATAGAGGCGAAGGCGAGCGGGATGCCACTGGCTCACGAGATGAGACAAGCGGGAATTCCCGTTAATACGTTCAGCCCAGGAAAAGGTACGGATAAGGTCACAAGAGCGAACAGTGCTTCCGTTCTTCTTGAAAATGGATTAGTATGGGCACCAGTGAATGATTGGGCTGATGATTTGATCGAAGAGTGTCATAATTTCCCAATGGGCAAGTATGACGATCAGGTTGACACAACCACCGCGGCCTTCATTCGATTCCGTAAAGGTGGTTTGTTAAGATTAACCAGCGACGATCGATCGGATTATGTTCCTCGACGCACTATAGACTTTACATAGGTAGCCCATGGCTCATAACGACAACGTAGGAAAACCCCTCAATCAGTACGACTTACCACTGGACGCAGATCCAGATGCGGTGGATGTAGAATTTGATCTGCCTGAAGATTACGATCCGGAAGTACAAGAACTGGAGGACGGAGGTGCGCTCGTTGGTGACTTCTCCTTAGAAGAGGGGGAACTTCCTCCGTTTGAATCAGCACCACATAACTCGAATCTAGTTGCCTACCTCGATGAGGACGACCTCTCGGTAATGGCAAAAGATCTCGTAGAAGCGTGGCGAGCGGACGACGACTCTCGTTCGGACTGGAAAGAAACTTACAAGAACGGCCTTGAGCTGTTGGGAATGAAAACCGAGCCGAAGGAAGAACCGTTCAAAGGTGCATCAGGTGTTCATCACCCGTTGCTCGCAGAAGCGGTTGTCCAGTTCCAGGCACAGGCATACAAAGAAATTTTACCCCCAGGCGGACCAGTTCTAACCAAAGTACTAGGTAGCAAGTCGCCAGAGCGCGTAGCCCAAGCCAATCGCGTTCAGAGTTATATGAACTACCAGATAGTAGAGGTCATGGAAGAGTACGACCCTAACCTCGACCAGTTGTTGTTCTACCTCCCACTTGGTGGCTCAGCATTCAAGAAGACTTACTTCGATCCCGCCAAGAACCGAGCCTGCAGCATGTTCGTCAAGGCGGAGAATCTCACGGTTCCTTATGGCACTACGGACTTACTCTCTGCCACGCGGATTACTCACGATTTTATATTGTCAGGTAATGACCTCCTGAAGTATCAACAATCAGGATGGTATTCGGAGGAGCATCAACCGGAGTCAATCCAAACAGGGTCTCAGGATGAAATCAAAGACCAGACCGACGAGATGGAAGGAATCTCTGGTGGATACTACCAGCACGATGAAAACTATGAAATGATTGAAGTTCATACCAATCTCGATTTGGATAACCTCGCAAGTGATAATGACGATATAGAGATAAGCGATAGGGTAGCTAAACCCTACGTGGTTACTATCGACCCCGAGGCAGAAGTAGTAATGTCGATACGTCGGAACTACGAAGAAGGCGATGAGCAGGCCAAACGACTGGAGTACTTCACCCATTATAAATTCCTCCCAGGTCTTGGTTTTTATGGCTACGGTTTAATACACCTGATCGGTGGATTGACCAGTTCCGTCACCACCATCCTTCGGAGTCTGGTCAACGCAGGCATGTTTGCCAACCATCCGGCCGGTTTGAAATCCAAAGGTATACGAATTGAGGGGGACGACGAACCACTGGCCCCTGGCGAATTCCGAGATGTCGACGTACCCAACGGTAACATCAAGGAAGCAATCATGCCGATGCCGTTCAAGGAACCATCACAAGTGTTATTCGCACTGTTGGGAACACTGGTAGAATCAGGACAACGATTCGCGAGTATCGCGGATATGCAGGTCGGTGATACCTCTGGACAGCAACAGCCAGTTGGTACCACGGTAGCGATGTTGGAGCGAGGCACCAAGGTTATGTCCGCAATCCATAAACGCATTCACTACGCACAGAAAGGTGAGTTTAAGATTTTAGTTCGCCTGATTAAGAACAGCATGTCGAGTGGCATGTACCCCTACGCAGTCGAAGGGGAAGATAAGTTCATCCTCCAAGAGGACTTCGATGACAGGGTGGATGTTCTTCCCGTATCGGATCCAAACATCTTCTCAATGGCTCAGCGAGTTATGATCGCAAGTCAGCAGTTACAGATGGCGCAGGCAGCGCCGGACATTCATGATCTTCGTGAGGCTTATCGCAGGATGTACGTAGCGATGGGTATTAACGATATTGAAAGCTTACTTAAGCCGGAGGAAAAACCAGAGCCATACAGTCCCGTTGCTGAGAATCGTCGGGTACTAGAGAACAAGAAACTTAACGCTATGGAAGAGATGAATCATGAGGCCCATATCGAGGCTCACATCATGTTCCTTCAGACGCCTTATGTTATGAGCCGTATGGAATTTGCGGCGAATCTTGTTCAAGATATAATGAATCATATTACTATGCTAGCCAAACAAATGGCACAGCAACAAGGGGGTGATCCAGTATCTATCGAGCTACAGATGCTTAAGAGTGTTATGCCGCGTCTGGCTCCGCCGAAAGGCAAAGAAATCGAAGCTCTCCAAGCTCAACAACTTGCGGAAGATGAACGCAAGCACAAGGAAGATGAGAAAATTAACCGCGAGGAACTGGCGGCCAAAGAACGAATGGCTCAAGAAAAGAACGACATTACATTAATAGTAGCTGATAAAAAGGCGCAAGGATCCAAATGAACTCGGATATTATAAAACTCCGCAAACAATACCAAGAAGCAAAAGAAACAAGAAGTACACTCGTCACCACTGGTGGCGCGAAAGACTATGCAGAATACAAACTGATGGTAGGCCAAATCACAGGTCTAACGCTTGCCATTACCGCAATTAATGACCTGCTGGAGCAAAAGGCTAAACAAAATGGTGACAACAACTGATGTTAACGATTCAATAAAAGCTAAACCAACGACTTTTGGATCGGGAGGTAAACCGACTCCAAACTTCGTAGAGAAGGACCGGACACCCCGAATCACGATACCCGAGGTGCCCCTGGAAAGTAACGAACAAAAAGCCGAGAGGCAAAAGGATAAATTACCCAAACCGAAAGGTTGGCGTATATTAGTTATACCTTTTAGCCAACCTACTCAATCGGCCGGCGGTATTCATTTTACGGCCAAAACCAAACAAGAAGAAGAGATCGCCACTGTTATCGGGCAAGTAGTTTCACTTGGCCCCTTGGCCTACAGCGATGAATATAAATTCATGGGCATCCCCTGGTGCAAAGAAGGAGATTTTGTAATCTTCGCACGATACTCCGGATCGAGAGTTCGCCTGTTTGGCAGCGAGGCAGACGGGTCGGACGATCTATCTTGCCGCCTGTTAAACGATGACGAAATCCTGGCCGTTGTGGATAACCCAACAGACTACGTGGGGTTAAGCTAATGGATCCGTTAAAAGAAGAAGTAGATGATATCGAAGACGCTGAAGTCGAAATTGAGATCGACGAGGACGAAGTAGTAACCGAGACAGCGGAAGAAAATCCCAACGTCGCAGATCAATTATCCAAACAGACTGGTACTGAGGGTACCCAAACACTCGAAGAAAGATACAAAAACCTTCAGGATTCTGATCCCGAGCTTGCAGAGTATCACGGCCGGAATGTAAAGAAACGTATAGATAAACTGACCTATGGTAAGCGAGAAGCAGAGCGCCAGATGGATGAGGCAGTGACCTACGCGCAGGGTGTTCTACAAAAGAACAACGAGTTGGAAACCAAGTTAACCAAACAAGATGGTGCATTTATTGGCGAGCACAAGACTCGACTGGCGAGCGAGTTGGAAAGCGCTAACCAGTTGTACCACGACGCTTACAACTCTAATGATCCAGAAGCTATGTCTAAGGCTACTCAGCGCATTGCGCGAGTAAGCACAGCATTAGCCAATGCTGAGAACACAGAGACCAGGTTTGTTCGTCGCCAGGAAGAAAACAAAGATATACCAGCCCCCACGTATAACCCACCCGCTCCGCAGCGAGGTAAACCCGCTGTTGATTCTAAAACGGAAGAGTGGGCAGAACGTAATACGTGGTTCGGTGAGGACGAGGAAGTAACTAAAGGAGCAATGCAGATACACAAACAACTGTTGAGCGAAGGAATGGTTGCGAGTAGTACTGGTTACTTCAACAAGGTTGACGAAAGGTTACGACTTAATTTCCCCGATAAAGAATACTGGGGTAAAGAAGTTAATGTTGATCCTACACCTTCACAGAACAACATAGTTAATCCTGTGAACACCAATAGCGTCCCTCGAAAAGCTAGAGGTAAGACGGTACGGCTAACTGCGTCGCAACGATCGATTGCCAAAAAGTTAGGGATATCGGATCAAGCCTATGCTAAAAGTATGCAAGCGCTGGAGAGAGAACGCTAAAAAACTTGCGTTCAACAGTATAACGGTATTATAATCAATCATAACTCAGGGCTAAGCCCTGCATAGGTACATAATGAGTAAGAAACCAAGAACACCAGCGCAACTTGAGAATGATCGTAAGTTGGGCTTAAGAGCAAAGATAGAAGCAGCCAAGCAACTTTTGGCCGCTGAAGGAGTTCAATTTAACGACGCTCCTTCGGAAGCAATTTACAAGGCTGTAGCTGATGCCGGAATTGCTCCACAGCCAGACCCCAGAGCACCACGCTCTGCAGTAACCCGTGAAAATACAACACGCAGAAAACCATGGACGCCTCCTTCAATGTTAGACGCTCCGCCTGCCCCTCCTGGCTTTTGCCACAGATGGGTTAGAGCAGGGATGGTCGGCGAAGAGGATAAGATCAACATGAGTAAACGTTATCGTGAAGGGTATGAACCTGTTCGCGGTGATGAGTTCCCAGGTTTCGATCTACCCCTCGAAGAACAAGGCCGAAATGCAGGTGTATTTAGTGTAGGTGGATTAATATTGGCTCGTATACCGGAAGAGACCGTCGCAGAGCGTAATGAGTATTACGCAAATAAAACACGGAATCAGATGGGAGCGATTGATGCAGAACTTGCAGGCCATTCAAATTCGACTATGCCTCTCGAAGCACCCTCAAGAAAAAGCCAAACTACGTTTGGCAACCCCGAGAATAAACCGGAGGGAACTTAACCTCCATTCTGTTATGTTTTATTTTTTTAGGAGTTAGTCAATGGCTAATGCAGACAATCCGAATGGGTTTACACCCGTTCGCCACCTGACCGGTGGCACAATTCGGACAACCGAGTATCCTATTGTTAAAGAGGAAGCAACGGCAATTTTCAGTGGAGATGCAGTTATTATGCACACCACTGGTAAAGTTGTAGTATCTGGTGCAACCCCTGTTAACTTGTTAGGTGTATTCGCAGGTTGTTCTTACACTAACGCCGCTGGAGAACTGGTATTTTCTAAATACTGGCCAGCAGCACAAGCCACGTTGAACGACGAAGATGCCGTGGCATATGTATACGACGATCCTTATATCGTATACAGGGTACAGCACGATGGGACTGGGGCACTTAAAGATAACAACGGTACGTTTGATTTAACTGTCACTGCCGGTTCTACCAACACAGGGCGATCTAGCCAGGAACTCAGCACCACCTCTTTGGCTGCTGACGCTCCGGTTAAACAGATGCGTTTGGTTAAAGCTGCAGGCAATGCCTGGGGCGCTAACGCCGAAGTTGAAGTCGTATTCGAAGATCATGTCTGGGGCAATAATGCCGGAACAGCGGACGCTACTTAGGAGATATGACTAATGGCTATTAACCGAGCACAGCTCGTTAAAGAACTAGAACCCGGCCTAAACGCACTGTTTGGCCTGGAATACACATCTTATGCAGATGAAACCAAAATGATCTTCGACACCGAAGGCTCTGATCGAGCGTTCGAAGAAGAGGTCCTCTTGAGTGGATTCGGTGAAGCGGTAGTTAAAGATGAAGGCGGTGGCGTTAGTTATGACACTGCTCAAGAATCTTGGGTAGCGCGTTACCAGCATGAAACAATCGCCCTGGCATTCGCTCTCACTGAAGAAGCGATGGAAGATAACCTGTATGAAGGTCTCGCAAAGCGATACACTAAAGCACTGGCACGTTCAATGGCTCACACCAAGAACGTTAAAGGCGCTTCCGTGTTGAACAACGCGTTTGCTACATCTGGTTACACAGGTGGTGACGGAGATACATTGTGTGCGAACCACACCCTGTTATCCGGTGCTACTCTGCGAAATGAGCCGGCTACTGCAGCCGACCTCAACGAAACTTCGTTGGAAGCAGCTTACATCACTATCGCCGACTGGACCGATGAGCGTGGTCTGAATATTCAGATCAAGCCCAAGAGTTTGATTATCCCAAGTGACCTCTGCTTCGTTGCAGAGCGTGTACTGAAGACGACTCTTCGAACCAACACTGCCGATAACGACATCAATGCTATCAACAGCAAGTCTGCCATTCCTGGCGGATATGACGTTAATCACTTCCTGACCGACGTTGACGGGTGGTTTATCAAAACCGACGCGCCTAACGCAATGAAGCACTTTAACCGTGTTTCAATGAAGACCGGAATGGAGGGTGACTTTGAGACAGGTAATGTACGTTACAAGGCTCGTGAGCGTTATTCTTTTGGTTGGTCTGACTATCGTGGTATTTACGGTACTCCAGGCGCTGCGTAAGCAGTAGTAAAGTAGGACAAGGGCGAGTCATTTGGCTCGCCTTTTTTTTAACATAGATCGCTGAAAAACGCGAGTTGACGCCTGAGAAGGCAGGAATAAAATATCATGGCAAATACACATTTTTCAGGACCAGTATCAGTAGGTTCAGGACAAGTTGAATCTCTTATCACCACGAAGTCGTTGGATAAAGAAGACAACGGTAAAACGTTTTTCTTGAACCTGGCCGCTGGTTTCACAGTAACCTTACCCGTACTCTCTACGGTCGATGCAGGTTGGAAAGTTAAAATTATTGTTGGTATCACACCGACTACCGCCTATATCGTTACTGAGAACACTGGATCGGATACTAATAAACTAGTTGGTAATGTAAACACCAGCACAGGTCAAACATCTGCATCTAAATTCAATGCAACCGGTTTTACTCTTGTTACTTTCGTTGTAGCTTCGGGCGCTGTTAAAGGCGACTACATTGAAATTGTTAGTGACGGTTCTTTTTATTACGTATCAGGAAGCACCACTGTTCCTGCTGCTATAACCTTTACGTAAGTTTTAACAGATTGACCAAATCCTACCCGAGGCGTATACTCGGGTAGGTAATTTAATTTTTAAGCTCTCGCTATACAGCGAGGGTCAACCTTTTTTGAAGGCAGCAATGGCTGTACCTTCGTGGGGATTTGAGCAAGATGGCAATAGCACTAACTAGTACAACCTTAGTAGACAGCAAAAAATTAGCCGTTGTTCAATTCTCCGCAATGTACCCAGGAGCCGAGACCGAAGAAGTCGATATCGTAAAAATCGATGCTTCAGCTCTCTCCGGCGAATACACCTCCACCAACCTTAAAATATTACGAGTCTGGTATAGCTGCAGCATAGGCGGCACATTCCTCGAATTCGACGGTTCTGCGCAAGGTCTTGCCTTGCCTATACCGGTCGACAGCGCGGGTT